CTGACTATCATATATACATAGTGATTCACACATTCATAGACTACTTTTTATAGACCCCCCTATGTTATTGCATTTTGCTAGCAAGTTTTCACTAAGTACCCCCCCTTTCTTAGATAAAGCTCTAGGATTCCTACACCCCCCATATTATTTTTTTAAAAAAACAGTTGCTTTTTTTGTGAAGGGGGTGCATTATTGTAAAATCTGTAGGTATATATACCTAGTACATACCTAATACCCAGTTTCTACTTAATAAGTGCCTACCCTATTAGGTACTTATTAAGTTTTCAATTTAAGAAGTATCTACTTAGTGGGTATATACTACATAGTAAGTATGAATAAAAATGTTCTCAGTAAAGTAAAGAATCTATCTCCTGTAGAGAAGCAAGAGTTATTAGTTCTGTTAGAAGAACTAGAACAAGCGAAAGGTAGAGAGAAATGCCACGAAGAGTTTATGTCCTTTGTTGGGGAGATGTGGTCAGCGTTTATTCATGGTAAACACCACGAGATAATGGCTGATGCGTTTGAGAGGGTTGCTAAAGGCGAATTAAAGCGTTTAATCATCAATATGCCCCCTAGACATACTAAAAGTGAGTTTGCGTCTTATTTGCTCCCTGCGTGGTTTCTAGGTAAGTTTCCTGATAAGAAGATCATACAAACTGCCCATACTGCGGAATTAGCGGTTGGCTTTGGTAGAAAGGTTAGAAACTTAGTAAATAGTCCTGACTATAAAGCTGTATTTCCTAATGTAAGCTTGCAATCTGATAGCAAAGCAGCAGGAAGATGGAATACTAGCCAAGGTGGTGATTATTTTGCGATAGGGGTAGGTGGTGCAGTAACTGGTAAAGGTGCTGACCTCCTGATCATTGATGACCCCCATTCAGAACAAGAAGGTGCAAGTGCCGATATAAACGTATTCAATAGAACATACGAGTGGTACACATCTGGTCCGAGACAGCGTTTACAACCAAATGGTGCAATCGTTGTAGTAATGACAAGATGGCATAATAAAGATTTAACAGGACAAGTGGTTGATGCTAGCATAAAACGTGGTGGTGCTGACCAATGGGAAGTTATAGAACTTCCTGCGATTATGCCTTCAGGTAATCCTTTGTGGGCAGAGTTCTGGAAAATGGAAGAATTACAGGCTTTGAAAGCCGAGCTACCCAATAGTAAATGGATGGCTCAATACCAGCAAGACCCTACATCTGAAGAAGGTGCATTAGTTAAAAGGGAATGGTGGAACATATGGGAAGGAAGAAATCCGCCAGATTGCGAGTTTGTTATCCAATCTTGGGATACTGCTTTTATGAAGAATCAAAGAGCTGACTTTTCTGCTTGCACAACTTGGGGTGTTTTTTATTTAGAGGATGATGATGGTCTGCTAGCACCTAATCTAATACTGTTAGATGCGTATCAAGAAAGACTAGAGTTTCCTGAGTTAAAGAAAATGGCTATGGAGAAGTATAGAGCTTATACACCTGATGCTTTCATTGTAGAAGCAAAAGCAGCAGGTATGCCTTTAATTTTTGAGTTAAGGGCAATGGGAATACCTGTACAAGAATACACTCCTAGCCGAGGTAACGATAAGATATCAAGAGTAAATGCAGTATCTGATCTATTTGCTTCAGGTGTAATTTGGTGTCCTGAAACACGCTGGGCTGAAGAAACAATAGAACAATTTGCTGGATTTCCAAATATGGAGCATGATGATTTAGTTGATAGCACTACGCAAGCTCTGTTAAGATTCAGACAAGGTGGTTTTGTTTCATTGCATTCTGACGAAGAAGATGAACCTTTGGAACATAATCGTACTGCAAATTATTATTAGGATATTAAATGGCAATAGAAAGACAACCAGCTACACCTGTAGATGGTCTAATAGAACAAGACCCAGAAGAAGCTGATATAAGCATAGCAATAGAAAACCCAGAATCAGTAGCTATTGAAACTGATGATGGTGGCATGATCATTGATTTTGATCCTAATGCAATACCTGTAGGTGACGAAGGATTTGATTCTAACTTAGCTGATTTTATGGATGATGATGTCCTAATGGAATTAGGTAATGAACTTGTCAATGCTTATAACGGAGATAAAGAATCTCGTGCTGATTGGGAAGAAACCTATACAAATGGTTTAGATCAATTAGGATTAAAGATAGAAGAAAGAACACAACCTTGGGCTGGTGCTTGTGGAGTATTTCACCCGATGCTTTCCGAGGCGGTAATACGCTTTCAGTCACAATCTATTACCGAAATGTTTCCAGCTCAAGGACCTGTGAAAACTAAAATTGTTGGAAAAATAACTGACGACAAAACGAAACAGGCACAAAGAGTACAAGATTATCTAAATTATTTACTGACACATGAAATGTCAGAGTACAGAACTGAAACAGAAAAGATGTTATTTTCATTACCTCTTGCTGGTTCAGCTTTTCGTAAAGTTTACTTTGATCCTAGTTTAGATAGACCAAGTTCCATATTTGTACCAGCAGAAGATGTTGTAGTTAATTATGGTGCTAGTGATTTAGAGACTTGTGAACGTGCTACCCATGTAATGCGTAAGTCTTCTAATTCTGTTAGAAAAATGCAGGTTAATGGATTCTATAGAGATATAGAACTACCTGCTGGATCACAGAATACTTCTGATATAACTAAAAAGTACAATGATATAACAGGAGAACAAGATACTTATAGCTATGATCAAAGTCATACTATATTAGAAATGCAAGTAGATTTAGACCTAGAAGGTTTTGAGGATACAAATGCAGCAGGAGAACAAACAGGTATAGCCATACCTTATGTCGTAACAATTGATTATCCTAGTGGAATTATATTAAGTATTCGTAGAAATTATTACGAAGATGATTCTAATAAACTTAGAAGAATGCACTTTGTTCATTATCAATATCTACCAGGTTTAGGATTTTATGGATTTGGTTTAATACATATGGTAGGTGGTTTAGCTAAATCAGCTACATCCATACTTAGACAACTTGTAGATGCAGGTACATTATCTAATCTCCCTGGTGGACTTAAAGCCAGAGGACTCCGTATCAAGGGTGATGACACCCCCATCATGCCTGGAGAATTTAGAGATGTAGATGTTCCAGGTGGTGCTATAAGAGATAACATAACCTTTTTACCATATAAAGAACCATCTGGAACTCTTTATCAGTTGTTGCAAAATATTGTAGAAGAGGGAAGAAGATTTGCCAGTATATCTGATATGAAAATATCTGATATGAATAATCAAGCTCCAGTAGGAACTACACTAGCATTACTAGAACGCAATCAAAAAGTAATGAGTGCAGTACAAGCTAGACTTCATGCTTCTATGAGAAAAGAGTTTGATATTTTAGTAGGTATAGTAAAAGACTTTACTGAACCTGCATATCCATATGAAATGGATGAAGAAGAGTTTATTAAAGGATCAGACTTTGATAACAGAGTGGACATATTGCCTGTATCTGATCCTAATGCAGCAACAATGGCTCAAAGAATTATGCAATATCAAGCTGCTATGCAATTGGCACAATCATCACCTGAGATGTATAACTTGCCTGAATTACATAGACAAATGCTTGAGGTATTAGGTATAGAGGATGTAGATGCTATTGTTCCTGATACAGATGATGTTAAACCAGTTGATCCTGTTACAGCAGTACAAAACTTAATAAATGGTAAACCTGTTAAAGCATTTATAGAACAAGACCATGAAGCACATATAGCTACAATGTTGGCTACACAACAAAATCCAGAAATAATGGAGATAGTTCAAAAGAGTCCTAAAGCACCTATAATACTTGCAGCAGCCTCTGATTATGTAAATCAACATTTAACAATGCAGTTTAGAAAACAAATTGAACAAGAAATGGGTGTTGAGCTTCCGCCAGAAGGTGAACCTTTACCAGCAGATGTAGAAAAACGTATTTCAAGTCTCGTAGCTGAAGCAGCAAGAAGAGTTACTGGTACATCACAACAAAGAGCAGAAAAAGAAAGAATTGAAGAAAACCAAAAAGACCCACTCATTCAAATGAAAGAAAGAGAGGTTGCTATTAAAGAGGGTGAGTTACAACGTAAAGCACAAGAAGGTCAAGCTAAAATTCAATTGGAAGCAGCAAAAGCAGCTAATAGAGATGAAATAGAACGTGAAAGAATATCTACACAAGCAGAAATAGCTGGTACAAGAATAGGACAGCAGATTGCTAGCGATTTGCTAGAAAATGAACAGGATAATAAAAAACAAGAACTAGAAGAATATAAACTAGGTCTTGACATGGCAAAAGATTTCGTGAAAGATATCAATAAGAATGAGTAATGATATCACACAGCTATCACTTTCTGAGCATATGAAAGTAAAGCTGCGTGGTATGATGAACGAACACGCTGATCATATAGCTTCAGGTGCTTGTAAGAACTTTGACGAGTATCAGAAGATGACTGGCATAATCGAGGGATTAGCCCTTGCAGAACGAGAACTACTAGATTATATCGAAAAAGTTCTCATAGAATAGGAACTCGACTCCCTAAAGTCGTGCAACATATGAGTGAAGTAAAAGTTAAAATACCTGAACCAGAAAGTGTAAAAACTCCTGATTTAAGTAATGAAACTAAGTCTCAATTACCAGAACCTGCTGGTTGGAGAATATTAGTAGCTATGCCTAAAGCAGAAGAAAAAACTGATGGTGGTATTGTAAAAGCCTCCCAAACTATTAAAGACGAAGAAGTAAGTAATATTTGCGGATACGTTTTAAAGTTAGGACCAGAATGCTATAACGACACTAAAAGGTTTCCTAGTGGACCTTGGTGTAAAGTTGGCGACTGGGTGATATTCCGAGGTTACTCAGGTACTCGCATGAAAATGTATGGACAAGAGTTTCGTTTAATTAATGACGATACTGTGGAAGCAGTAGTTGATGATCCTACAGGAGTAGTTAGAGCATGAGTGATACCGAAATAATAAATGAAGAACCAAATATTCCAGAAACTGTTCCTCAATCAACAGAGGATAAATTTTTTGGTAAACAAACAGAAATAGATAACCAAATACCAGAGGGTTTAGAAGTAGAGGTTGTTGATGATACTCCAAAAGAAGATCGCAGACCTCCTAAAGCAGAAGATTCATCTCCAGATGTAGATGATGAAACTGTAGATAAAGAAATTGCTGATTACAGTAAAAGAGCTGGTGAAAGAATAGCTAAAATTAAATACGAGTATCACGAAGAACGTAGAGCTAAAGAAGCAGCTACAAGAGAATCAGAAGAAGCAGTAAAACGCTTACAAATTTTGATGTCAGAAAACCAAAGGCTACAAGCTATGGTTGATCAAGGTGGACAAGTTTTAAACAAACAAGCACATAATAATGCTTTATGGGCAAAACAAAATGCACAAGAAGCATTTAAGAAAGCTTACGAAGAAGGTAATGCTGAAGAAATGACAAAGGCTCAAGAGTTATTGTCAAAAGCTACATTAGCTGAACAACAATCATCCAATATGGCAGCTAACCTTCAACAACAAATAGCACAAAATTTACCGCAGCCAGAAATACAAGCTGCACAACCTGACCCTGATATGCAAGCATGGGCACAAAAGAATCCTTGGTTTATGGGTAGTGAGCCTGTTCATAAAGAAATGACTTCTTTTGCTATGTATGTAGATCAAAGTTTACAAGCTAAAGGAATTGATCCAGCTAGTAAATCAGAAGAATATTATAAAGAAGTTGATGTCGCTATGCGTCAGCAATTTCCAACCTTTTTCGGTGTAACTGAAACTCCAGAGGTAGAAATATCTCAAGAAGAAGAAACACCAAAACGACAACCATCAACAGTTGTTGCATCCGCAACGAGGGATAGCGGTAACAAGAAACCCACGCAAATACGTCTTACTCAGACTCAAGTTAAGCTAGCTCGCCAACTTGGAATTAGTCCAGAGCAATACGCAAATCAATTATTAAAGGAGGCTTAAATGTCAGAAGAAAATAATAACACTAATGAAGTGGAGGCAGTTTCTACTGATACTCCTGTAGACCAAGAGCGTACCCCGAGGGGAACAGAAAGCCGAGAGGCTACCCAACACACACAAGATTGGGAAAATGTGTCAAACCTACCTACACCGAATCCACAAGAAGGCTGGGTATTTAGGTATATTAGAACTGCCCTTTTAGGACAATCTGATAATCCTAATGTATCAAGACGCTTTCGAGAGGGATGGATACCATGTGAACTGCAAGATCATCCTGAATTGCAAATTCACATGATGGATCATAACTCAGAGTGGGCAAAGAAAGGTAATGTAGAAATAGGTGGACAATTATTGTGCAAGATGCCAGCAGAAAAAGCGAAAGCCAGAGATGAACACTTTGCTAATTTAGCTCAGTCTCAACTCGAATCTGTTGATAATGTGTACTTTAAAGATCAGGATGGAAGAATGGCGACCAAACAAGTGTTTGAGCGTAATTCAAAAACAACTTTTGGCAAAGACTCTTAGGAGTCTTTAATAATTAATTTAACATAAGGAGACAATTATGTCGTCAAGTGCAACTCCTCACGGAGCTAGACCTGTTGGAACAATTGTTGGAAGTCCTTATCAAGGAAAAGTTACACACTACAAAATTAAAAATGCGTATGGAACTTCTATATTCTATGGTGATTTTGTAAAGTGGGCTGATGACAACCCAAATACTACTATCCAAAAAGATACTGGTACTACGGCTTGCACACCTATAGGTGTTTTCCTTGGTTGTGCTTACACAGACCCAACAACTGGTCAATTCACACCAAATCAATATTTCCCAGCTTCAACTGCTGCGGATGATATTGTTGCGTATGTTGCTAGTGACCCTTTCATACTTATGCAGATGCAATCAGATGAAGCTCTTACTCAAGATGATCTTGGTAAAAACTTTGCGGTTGTTCAAACTGCTGGAAGTACAGCAATCGGTACAAGCAAAAATGCAGTAGACGGGAGCACAGCAGCTACCACTAATACACTACCATTAAAACTCGTTGATTTTGTTGACGGACCTGATAGTGCTATAGGTGATAGTTATACTGATGTGCTTGTTATGTTCAACGTAGGGCATCAATTGCTCAACACAACAGGTATTGGTTAAGGAGTACAATTATGGCAGCTATATCAAGAGCTAATGAGCTCAAGCAGCTTCTCCCAGGTCTTAATGCCCTGTTTGGAGAGGAATATAATAACTACGAGAATGAGCATGAAGAAATTTATGTAACTGAGAATTCTGAAAGATCGTTTGAAGAAGAACTCAAGTTATCAGGTTTCGGAGCTGCTCCAGTAAAAGATGAAGGTTCAGCTATCAACTATGATACTGCACAAGAGTCTTTTGTGGCTCGTTACACACACGAAACAATTGCTATGGGATATTCAATCACAGAAGAAGCTATGGAGGATAACCTCTATGTTTCTCTCTCTGGTAGATATACTAAAGCTTTGGCTCGTGCAATGGCTTACACAAAACAAGTGAAAGCAGCTTATCCATTAAACAATGGATTCTCTACTACTTTCTCTTCAGGTGATGGTGTTGCTTTATTTAGCACAGCTCACCCACTTGTAAGTGGTGGAACTAACAGCAATAGACCTTCTTCAGGTGCTGACTTGAATGAAACATCTCTCGAGGATGCAATTATTCAAATCGGTAAATATACTGATGAAAGAGGTCTTAAAATTGCAGCTAGACCAAGAAAACTAATAGTACCATCTGATCTTCAGTTTGTTGCTACTAGACTATTGCAAAGTGACTACAGAGTCGGTACTGCTGACAATGACATCAATGCAATCAAAACTAATGGAGTGATCCCTGAAGGTTACTCAGTTAATCATTATTTAACTGATACTAATGCTTTCTTCATCACTACTGATGTTCCTGATGGCATGAAGCATTTCGTCAGAAGTCCAATGACTACATCTATGGATGGTGACTTTGATACTGGTAATGTTAGATACAAAGCTAGAGAAAGATATTCCTTTGGAGTATCTGATCCACTAGGTATCTTTGGATCACCAGGTAGTTCGTAAGAACTTTAAGGGAGGCTCGCAAGGGTCTCCCTTTTTTCTTTCTAGGATAAATTTTTTCTATCGACTGACCTAGCAGACAAGCCAAGACGATAGATTTTTTAAGGAGACTTAATTATGGCAAACACAACTTTTAATGGACCAGTAAGGTCTGAAAATGGCTTCAAGGTCGTTTCTAAAAATTCAAGCACAGGAGCAATATCTACATCTTTTACCCTTGATGGTTCAGGAATGCAGGTAGCACCTGTAGCTTTAGCTGATTCAGCAGCTATTTCATTAACCGCAGCTACACATGGCGGCAGAGTATCAGTTGTTCCTGCATTAGGACAAAACTGTACGTTGAGCTTACCTTCACCTTCAGAAGGAGTTTATTTTAAACTTATTTATGGTGGTGCGGCAGAAGAAGCAGAAAATCTTATTATTGATACAGGATCAGATACAAATTTCTTTTTAGGTGGAATTATTCATTTAGATTCTAACGCAGATAATGTTTCTGTATATGCAGATGGTAACTCAAACTCTATATTAACTCTTACAGATTTTGGTTTATTTGAAATTAATATACTAGCTAAAGATTCAACCAACTGGTATATCTGGGGCAACCAAGAAGGTGCAGATGTTCCAGCATTTACTGACCAATCTTAATAGGAGTAAATTATGGCAGATGCAGTAACTTCACAAACCATCATTGATGGTGAAAGAAACTGTATTATGAAATTTACCAATGTCAGCGATGGCACAGGCGAATCCGCAGTAGCTAAAGTAGATGTTTCTGCTTTAGCTGCTAACTCAGCAGGTGTATCTTGTTCTGAAGTTAGAGTAATGCGAATAAGTCATGCTATTGTTGGTATGTCTGTACAATTGTTTCTAAATGCTACTTCTAATGTTCTACTTATGGAACTGGCAGAAAGTAGTAATGGACACATGGATTTTGCAGATTTCGGTGGACTTCCTAATAATGCAGGTAGTGGTAAAAATGGTGACATTTTATTTACCACAAAAGGTCACTCGTCAGGAGATACTTATTCCATCACATTAGAGATGGTTAAAGTATATTCTGATTAATTGGAGCTAATTATGGCTAAAACTAAAGATTATGTAATTTCTGAAACTGGTGAGTTCCCTCCTCAGTATAAAGTTTTACATCTAGATGAAGATGGTATCTATAGACCTGTATTTGGTCCTGATCCTGATTTAGAAGATGCAGAACGCAAATGTGCTGAGATGAACGGAGAAAGAGCAAGGAATGAAAAAGGGCAACTTGTTGCTGACGATCCTTCTACTCCTGATGTTAATGAAGCTTATGTTGGTGGTAAAAAACCAAAGAAAAAAGCTACTAAAAAAACACCAGCAAAGAAATCTACAACTAAAAAGAAAACTACTAAGAAAAAGTAGTATCATCTATATTTATAATACTCTGGTAAAACGGAGTATTATATTTATCTAATTGGAGTAATTATGAAAAAATCTAAATATATGGCTGGCGGTGGAAAAAATTCTAAATACATGGCTGCTGGCGGTATGAAAACTGAAGTTGGTAAAGAAGCTAAAGTTGAACAATACAGAGACTACGTAAGTAGAATGTTTGGCGGTGGTAATACTAGCGAACCAGCTATGAAAAAGAAAAGAACTAAAGGTATGGCTAGAGGTGGTAAGAGCTAAATAGAGTTCTAATGACCAAAAGAAAAAGAGAAAACCCTATACCCAAAACAACTAAGGGTAAGGGTGCAAACTATCGCCCTACTAAGTCTGGTGCTGGTATGACAAAGAAAGGAGTTGCTGCATATCGCAAAGCAAATCCAGGTTCTAAGTTAAAAACAGCAGTAACAGGTAAAGTAAAAAAAGGAAGTAAGGCTGCAAAACGCAGAAAGTCTTACTGTGCTAGGTCTTTAGGTCAATTGAAAAGAAGTTCAGCTAAAACAAGAAACGATCCTAATTCAAGAATAAGACAGGCTCGTAGAAGATGGAAGTGTTAATATTATGGTGATATCAAGAAGTAATATGAAAAATCAGATAAAAAAAGCACCTGCATCTAAAAAAAAGGTGAGCAAAACTAAATCTGGTATTACTATAACTAGGATTAAAAAAACATAACATGGCAACAAGCGGTACTCATACATTTAATTTAGATTTAAGCGATATTATGGAAGAGGCTTATGATATAGCTGGAGCTGAATTACGCTCTGGTTATAGCTATATGGGTGCTAAACGTGCTTTAAATTTAGTATTTCTTGAATGGCAAAATAAAGGGTTAAACTTATGGACTGTTGAACAAGGAACAGTAAGTCTATCTTCTGGAACTAATAGCTATAATCTAGATAGTTCTGCAATAGAAGTAATAGATGCTTTTATAAGAACTGATGCTGGTGATGTAGATAAGCAGTTTGACCAAAGATTAAATAGAATATCTAGAACAGAATACAATCATCAAGCTAATAAATTAAATAAAGCAAAACCTACACAATATTTTGTAGATAAAAATACAGGAACACTTCAAATAGTATTATGGTCAACACCTGATGATGCAGAAACATATACTTTAGTTTATGACTATATACAAAAGATTGAAGATGCAGGTACAGTTGCTAGCAATAATGCAGACGTGCCAGCAAGATATTTACCTTGTTTGACTTATGCACTTGCTTACAATTTAGCTTGTAAAATTCCTGAATCATTGCAAAGAGTTCCTATGATAAAACAACGATATGATGAATTATGGAATGAAGTTAGTGATGCAGATAGAGAAAGAGCAGCAGTTAAGTTTGTGCCTGATTTAGCAACTTATAGATAATGGCATACGCAAGAGGTAAAAAAGCATTAGGTCAATGTGACAGATGTGGTTTTACATATAAGTTAAATGAACTTCAATATGAAATATTTGATAGTAAACGAAATGGTTTACGAGTTTGTTATGAGTGTTTGGATGAAGATCAGCCACAATTAAAACTTGGAGAACTAAATATAGTTGATCCACAAAATTTATATAACCCTAGAGTAGACACAGGGGAAAAAGAATCAACAACTTATTATGCTTTTGATCCTGTAGGAGGAGGTGTAACTGAGTTTGGTTCAAGTACAATGGGTTTAGATATAACAGCAGAGTTAGGTAAAGTTAAGGTAGTAATAACATGAGTTGGACATTTACAACATTAAAAACAGCTATACAAGATTATACTCAAAATACTGAGTCTACTTTTGTAACTAATTTACCAACTCTTATAGTTCAGGCTGAAAATAGAATTATTAAATCAGTCGAACTGCCTAATTTTAGAAAAAATGTTACAGGAACTTTGACTTCTGGTAATCCATATTTATCTACACCTAGCGACTATTTATATCCATTTTCTTTAGCAGTTTTAGATAGTAGTAATAATTATGATTATTTATTAAATAAAGACGTAAGTTTTATTAGAGAAGCTTATCCTACTGCAAGCACAACAGGTAGCCCAAAGTTTTATGCACAATTTGATGACGATACTTTTATAGTAGCTCCATCACCAGATGCAAATTTAACAGTTGAATTACATTATTTTTATATACCAGAATCAATAACTGTTGCATCTTCTGGCACATCTTGGTTAGGAACTAATGCTACAGAAGCTTTACTATATGCTAGTTTAGTAGAAGCTTATACATTTATGAAAGGTGAAGCAGATATATTGTCTGGTTATGAAAATAGATTTAAAGAAGCTTTGGGTAGACTTACATTAGAATCAGATGGATATAATCGTAGAGATGCTTATAGAGATGGATATAGGAAATTAAATGTTTAGTGTAGATGTAGAAACAACTATAGGACAAGTAGCGGTTCAAACTACACAAAATAAAGGTTTAAGTCCTGAATACTGGACTGAGAGAATTTTAGAAAGATTAGTCTCAGTAAGTGAAAATGCTGATCCTATGGTGAAAGCACAGGCAGAAGCTTTCAAAGAGCAAATACAAAAAGTTATATTAATTTACATGAAACAAGCTATTTTAAGTGATAGATCAACTGTAGCAGGAATGCTAGAGAAACAAGGTCATAAAGAAATGGCAGATATTATAAGGAGGCTATAATGGCAATATCACAAGCAATGTGTACTTCTTTCAAAAAAGAACTTTTGGAAGCAAAACACAATTTTTTAAACTCAGGCGGAAGCACATTCAATTTAGCATTATATACAAGTAGTGCTAGTTTAGGTGCTGCTACAACTGCATATACTACTTCTAATGAAGCTAGTGGAACTAATTACACAGCTAAAGGTGGTTCATTAACTAGAGTAGACCCTACTACTTCAGGTACAACTGCTTTTACTGACTTTGCTGATTTAACATTCAGCTCTGCAACTATTACTGCTAATGGAGCATTAATATTTAATGACTCAGCATCAGGTGATCCAGCAGTATGCGTATTAGCATTTGGTGGTGACAAAACTTCTACCAATGGCGATTTTACAATTCAGTTTCCTACAGCAGACGCATCAAACGCAATAATTAGAATAGCTTAGTAAATGGCTGGATGGGGTCGTTCTGGCTGGGGTATTGGTCCTTGGGGTCAACCCGCAGTAACTTTAGTAGAAGTAACAGGAGTAGCAGGTACTTCTGCATTAGGTTCTGAAACTGCAATAGCAAAAGCTTTAGTAGCAGTATCAGGCAATGCAGCTACAGGAGCTGTAGGCAATGCAGTAGTTATAGGTAAAGCAGTACAAGGTGTATCTGCTGTTACATCAACATCAGGTTTAGGAGATGAAAGTGTAATATGTGCTGCTAATGTTGCTGTTACAGGAAATGCAGGCACAACGGCTTTAGGTTCAGAAACTGTTTTAGCAGGAGCAGTTACATCAGTAACTGGAAACGCAGGAACTTCAGAACAAGGCACAGTAGTAGTACAAGCAGTAGCTGTAGTAGGTGTAACTGCTGTAGCTTCTACTAGTGGATTAGGTGATGAAAGTTTAATAACAAATAATAATTTATCTGTTACAGGGTTTTCAGGCACAACTTCTTTGGGAAGTGTAACTACTATAAGTAAAGCTGTAGTTCTGCCAACAGGAGTAGAAGGTGATGGTCAAACAACAATAGTTAATATTTGGGGATTAATAGATGAATCACAAACTGCAAACTATACAGAAATATCTACAACACAATCTCCTGATTGGAGCGAAGTTGCATAATAATATATAATTTTTTTACGAGGAAAATAAATGGCTAGTACATACGTTAATGATTTAAGACTCAATGAAATGGCGACAGGTGATGCGTCAGGAACTTGGGGAACAGTTACAAACACAAATTTAGAATTAATAGCAGAAGCATTCAGCTATGGCACAGAAGCTATAACTACTAATGCTGATACGCATACTACCACTATAGCTGATGGAGCAACTGATCCTGGTAGATCAATATTCTTAAAATATACAGGAACATTAGATTCAGCCTGTACTATAACGATTGGTCCAAACACAGTATCTAAACTTTGGTTTATAGAAAATGCAACAAGTGGTTCGCAAAACATAGTTATAAGTCAAGGTTCAGGTGCAAGCATAACTATACCTGCTGGTGATACTAAGATTGTTTATTCTGATGGTGCTGGTTCTGGTGCTGCTATGGTAGATGCACTAGCTAGTATTTCTGCTGTAGACCTAAAAGTACAAGACGATTTAACAGTTACAGATGATGCTTCAATAGGTGGAGACTTAACACTTACAGGTAACGGTGATTTTAACGGAGACTTAGACGTAGACGGCACATCTAACCTAGACGTAGTAGATATTGACGGAGCAGTTGATATGGCTTCTACCTTAACTCTAGCTGGTAATGCAGATTTTAATGGTGATCTAGATGTAGACGGAACTACAGAAACAGATGCACTAACTATTAATGGTTCAGCACTAAATTACAAAGCGTTTGGTACTTCTTCAATAATGTTTGGCGATAATGCTACAGGTACTATAGATGCCGCAAACTATAATACAGGTGTAGGTGTTGATGTCTTTGCGGCTTTAACTACTGGTGACAGTAATGTAGCAGTTGGTCAAACATCTTTAAATGCTAATACAACAGGGTCAGAAAATGTAGCAGTCGGTCAAGGTTCTTTAGGTAACAACACTACTGCGGGAACAAATACCGCAGTCGGTTACCAAGCTATGCTAACAAATACTACGGGAGCAGATAATACTGCGGTGGGTGCACAAGCACTAGATGCAAATACAACTGCGTCAAACAATACTGCGGTGGGTCAAGCAGCACTTGGAGCGAATACTACAGGAGCGTCAAATACAGCAGTAGGTAGAGCAGCATTAGATTCAAATACAACTGCGGCTTACAATAACGCTTTTGGTGAAAATGCTTTAGGTGCAAATACAACAGGTGCATCGAATAATGCTTTTGGATATAACAGTCTAGACGCTAATACAACAGGAACACAAAACTCAGGTTTTGGTCATGGTGCTTTAGGTACGATGGCTACAGCTAGTTATAACACAGGCATGGGTTATAGAGTGTTAAACGCTAGTACAACTGCACAAGAAAACGCTGCATTTGGAACAGATGCTATGTTAGCAACAACAGAAGGTGGTAGAAATGCTGCTTTCGGTGCTTATGCTTTAACCTCAGACACAACTGGAGCAAATAATACTGCGGTAGGTTATATTTCTTTAGGTGCAAACACTACAGGTACTCAAAATACTTCACTGGGTTATCAAGCTGGTGATGCTATTACAACAGGTTCTTATAATGTAACTATCGGTGCTAATGGTGGTGGTGGTATAACCACAGGAGACCAAAATATATCTATAGGTCAAGGTTCTATGAACGCTGCTTGTACTGGTAACACTAATACTGTAGTTGGAGATTCTGCTCTCGCTGCAAATACATCAGGGTCAGACAATACAATAGTAGGTGCTGCTGCTATGAACGCAAATACTACAGGAGCAAGTAACACGGCTATTGGTAGAGATGCGTTAGATGCAAACACTACAGCCGACCATAATGTTGCAGTTGGCAAAGAATCGCTTACTACTAATACTACAGGAACTCAAAACACCGCAATAGGTAATTTTTCTTTAGCATTAAGTACCACCTCAAATGATAATAGTGCTGTTGGTTATAGTGCTTTAATAGCAAACACTACAGGTTATGGTAATTCAGGTGTTGGTAAAGATGCTTTAAAAGGAAACACTACTGGTTATGGTCAAACTGCTTTAGGAGAACGTGCAGGTGAAGATGCTACAACAGGTGCAGGTAATGTATTTGTAGGTAATGAATCAGGTGAGGACTTAACTACAGGAATTGGAAATACTTTTGTAGGTTATCAAACTGAATCTTATGGTGGTAACTCTAATTATCAAATTGTTATGGGATTTGATACTAAAAGTGTAGGTGATGCTACGACTTTTACATTTGGTAGGGGTACTGGAAATAACCGAGTACATAATAATTTTGATTCTAATGCTTCATGGACAAGAGTATCAGATGAAAGATATAAAGATGAAATAACAGACAATACAGATTGTGGATTAGATTTTATAAACGATTTAAACCCTGTTACTTTTAAATGGAAAGCTAAATCTGATATTGATTCTTCTTTACCCGACTATGATCCTGAAGAAACAGAAAGACAACACGATTCTAAAATGTATGGTTTAATAGCACAAGAAGTTGAAGCGGCTTTAAACAAACATAACATTACAGATTTTGGTGGATGGTTTCAAGGTGAAGAAGATGGAATACAAGGTATTTCACAAGAGATGTTTGTGCATCCATTAATTAAAGCAGTACAAGAACTTTCGGCAAAAGTCGAAAAATTAGAAAATAAATTAAACGGAGAATAATATGGCTCAAACAGTAGCAGAATGTTTAACAGCAGGAGAAGATAGTGCAACACTTATTACTGATGTAAATACAAATGGTGCGAATTCTACTCGTATTCTACCTGACTTAACACAAGCTCAAATAAATGAAGTAGTGCAACATAATGTTGACCACTTAGAAACTATTTTGGCTTACGATGGCACTGATGATACACCTAATGTAGTAGGTTCATCTTCAAGTAAAAAAACTACTTGTAGTAACGCTATTACAACAGGCAAGGCATATATTGCAGCTAATTCATAAAAAAGGAGAAAAAAAATGATGTGGATTAATTTATTTATGTGGGTAACTGCTATTATAGCTATAGCTTCACTTGTAGCTGCGGTTACACCTACTCCTCAAGGAGATAAATTATTAGCAAAACTTTATAAAGTTATAGACTTTTTAGCTCTTAACATTGGTAGAGCAAAAGAAATAGCTAACACAAAGGAAAAGGATGGCGACAGCTAAAGATGCTTTAAATGCGATTGAGTCGCATGAAAAAGAATGTAAATTAATTTATAAAAGCATAGATGCTAGATTAGAAGCTGGTTCAAAAAAATTTGATAAATTAGAGGCTATACTGTGGGGTGTATATCCTTTTATACTAGCAACAATAATAGCATCAAAATTTTTAGGATGAGTAGACAAAAAAAATCCAAATCTAAAGTAAATCAAGCAGGAAACTATACAAAACCTGCAATGCGTAAACGTCAATTTCAAAGAATTAAAGCTGGATCAAAAGGCGGAAAAGCAGGACAATGGAGTGCAAGGAAAGCACAAATGTTAGCAAAAGCATATAAGAAAGCAGGTGGCGGATATAGGTAGTGTCTTATTTAATAAGCAACATACCGCATTTTAAATGTTGGGTTAGGAAAGAATTTACAGTAAATCATCAAAGATATCATGGAGAATTCTTACACGCTATAGCTATTGCTGTTAATACTATTCCAGATAGATCACTAAGTTTTCAAGTAGTTTTTACTGGATGTGAAGCTGAAGATGATGAGTCTAATATACATGGTGGTGCAATGTGGGCTAGGATGCCAATACAAGCTCTTGTAGCAGATATACCTGTAGCAGAATGGGCATTACCTATGGAAGACCATTTAGCTCAACCTTGGGATTGTGAAGCCAGAGATCACTCTGTAATAGTTATGGATAGAGTAAGTTCCAGTCCTTGGATATGCAAAATTAACAATCAATTTTATCAGGGTAAATATTTATTTACTGTAGATTACACTAATAATTCTATCGCTGATTGTCCTGCACAACATAAACAATCTCATGTCATATACATAACTGAAGACTGTGAATGGAAAGGCAATATAGTTGCTTTACCTAATAATAGAGTAAGAGCTACTAGTCCTGCTTTATGGGTTACTGGAGAAGGTCCACCTGATTTTGCTCCATCACAACACATCCACTCAGCAGAAGGACACGAAAGTTATCTTGATCCTTTAACAACTTTCAACAATTTATATAGTGAACAAATAGAGGAAGAATAATGCCATTAAAAAAATCTCAAAGAAGTTTGAAAAAATGGACAGGAGAAAAATGGACTACTCCTAGTGGTAAAAAATCTTCTGAAACAGGTGAAGTATATGCACCTAAAGCACAAATACAAAGATTAAAGTCTACATCTAAAGGTAGAAGTAAACTTGCTAGAGCTAACAGAAAAAAACGTGAAGCAACTAGAAAAGGCAAACAACACGCAAAACACGGATTACATAAAGGAAAAAGATAATGTATGAATATAGTTGTAAAGTTGAAAGAGTTGTTGATGGAGATACCATTGATGTTGTTTTGGACCTTGGCTTTGATATTCTTCATAAGTGCCGTGTTCGTTTATATGGCATTGATACTCCCGAGTCACGCACTCGTAATCTTGATGAGAAAGCTAGAGGAAAAATGGCTGGGGCTTTTTTAAAAGAAGCGATAGAAATAGGAAAAAAAATTGTTATACAAACAAAACTTAAAGATTCAAAAGGTAAGTATGGAAGAGTTTTAGGTGATGTTGTTGTAGATGGAAAAAATATTAATCAAATGATGATTCAATGTCATCTTGCAGTTGCTTATTATGGACAATCAAAAGATGAAGTAGAAAAAGAACATTTAGAAAACAGACAAATATTAATAGATAATGGGTTGTTTGAGCCTGTTAATTAAGGAGTAAGCTATGACAGAAGAACGATATCCATCAAGTAGATTTGGTGGTGATATGGATAGAAATGAAGTTGAAATTGATTTAAATAAATTCATGCAACTTCTTCAAGAAAAGTCTGAACTTAAAGACAGGATTAGGGAGTTAGAAGATGAATACAATCGTAATCCTTTTCAGAAACTTATATTTGTAGCAGAAGCTATTGATAGTTGGAGAATTATTCCTAGAGCTTTCTTAGGTGTTTATATGTATCTGCTTTATTACACTACATTCTGGTTCATGGATTTGCCTGATCCAACATTTGAACAATCAGGTTTAATTTCAATAGTAGTAGGAGCAGGTGCAGCTTGGTTTGGGTTATATACTAATAGCCATAAGTCAAAGAGTGACTTTTCTAAAAAATAAAAAAATTTATTAATTAATAATGTATAAAAATATTTGTTACATAGTATTTGCATTAGTTTTTTTTAATGCTTATGTTTATTCTGATTCACCAGATCAGACTGGAACAGGCTGTGCTAATGGTACGCAGTATTGTGAAAATAACAATTTAAATACAACAAATACTACGACTACAAATAATACCAATACAAACACAAATACAAACACCAATACCAATACTAATACTAATACAAATACGAATACTACAACTGCAACAAATACAAATACTTCAACATCTACTGCAACTAACTCGAACACAAATGTAAATACTTCGACAGCTACAAATACAAATGTAAATACAACAACAGCTAATTCGACAGCTACAACAAGTAATACAAATGCAAATACTAATGTTAATACATCTACATCTACATCTGAATCGACAGTAAATTCAACAGTTAATCAAACTGTTAATAACACTACGACTACAAATAATACTAACAATTCGACTTCTACAAGCAATAATACAAACATTAACAAAAACGAAAGTAAGTCTGAATCAAACGTACAAACAAACAACGTAAACCAAAACAACAATAATACTGTTTCAGAAAACACAAATAGAAATATTAATCAGAGTAAATCAGAACAGACTATTAACCAAAATATCAAAACTGAAGCACCACCAGCTTCTGCTATTGCTCCTTCTATTATGAGTTATAGCCAAGACCTTTGTACAACTGGTGTCTCAGGTGCATTTCAAGGTCAAGTGTTTGGTTTGTCAGGTGGGCGAACAATAAAAGATGAAAATTGTGAAAGACTTAAACTTAGCAAATACATATATGATATGGGCATGAAAGTAGCTGCTGTATCTATACTTTGCCAAGATACTAGAGTATTTAAAGCTATGGAAATGGCAGGAACTCCATGTCCTTATATGGGAAAAATAGGTAAAGAAGCAACAGAGGGATGGAACAATAATCCAGCACAAAGACCTGATGCAAAAGAATACAAAGCAAATTGGATAGCAAACTGCAAGAAAGGATTAAACCCTAATGATACAGGTTACAATAGAGATGTTGTAAGCGGTGTAAGAAAAGTTTTTACTAAAAAGAACAAATCTACTAAACAATGTAAAAAAGAATGGAACAATGCCTCGTAAAAATGAATGGCAAACTTTGTGTTTTATAGGCAGTTTAATTTTATCGGGGTTATTTGCATTAGGAGTAAATCAACTTAAAGCTGAATACATTTATGAAGCTAATCAATCTTTATATCATTTACAAACAAATGCTAATAATTTTGAAGGGGAGTTGGCTTATTCAGTTGCAGATGATGGAGTCTCTCCAGCTATAGATTTATCATTTAATTTTACTTTTTATGGACAAACTTTTAATCAAGCTAGAATGGCAACTAATGGTTGTTTGCATTTTTTGACTAACAGTACATATTGCAATGATTACACACCAGACCCATTAACAGGACAACACACTTACACTCTTTATCCATTTTGGACAGATTTAATAAGAGACAATAATTCTAGGCTCAAATCTTGGGGTGATTCTACAAAAATGATTTTTGGTTGGTATGATTTAAGAGAGTTTAATAGAAGTAACACAGATAACAGTTTTGAAATAATTCTTTGGTCAAATAATACATTTGAGTACAGGTATAGTGCTTTAGACGTAATTAACCATGACGTATTAATAGGTGAAATAGGTAGTGGTACTTCAGAAAGTTATACTTATTTATACCATGATGAATGTAACACAGGCACAACTAATTCTAGTTCATGTGTAAATACAAATTGGAACAATACTACATTTAATACATTGTTAGAAAATGGTGGTAGTTTATATGGAGAAGGTTCAGGTAACGCAATAGATTGTAGCAATCCTTTAAACAATGAATCTTGTTCAGGCTATGCAGCAGCTTATTTAACTCAACAATGTAATTTAGATTCGCTTTATAGTCAGTCATGTCCTTTATATTGGGAAGCTTATGATGATCAACAATGCGATGAAGACCCACAATATGCACCCTTTTGTGCTGGTTATACACAAGAAGCATCTGTAGCATATTACATTGAAGAAGAATTTGATTATGGTTATCAAGATCAAGATGATATGCAAGGTGGTAACTTTAATTTTAATGATGACTTTGGGTATGAAGAAGATGCTTTTTCTTACATAGAAGAATATGAAATAAACGAACAATCATTAATTTTTGAGTTTGAGGAAGGCTTAATAGAATTTGATTTTGAAGAAACTTTTGTTGGAGACTTTGATCCATTACCAGATTTCAACATAATAGATGACGTTTATGATATACAAATATTTGAAGAACCAGAGCATCTATTTTCTTATGATGAATTTGATAGAAATGATGTAATTACAATAAATCCAAGCGAAGAACTTATAGAAGAATTTATATTACAAGAAACAGTTTTAGTAGAGGATTTTGAACAAATTAATACTTTTATAGAATTTGAAAGCATTGAAGAGCTAGATGAATGGTTTGAAGAAGAAGTAAGAGAAGAGTTAGCAGAAGAAAGAAGAGAAGAGCAGGTAGAAGAAGAACTTTATGCAGAAGAAGAAATTTTTGAAGAAGAAGTGGTAGAAGAAGTATTTGAAGAAATAGAAGAACAGTTTGCAGAAGAAAGAGTTGCAATAGAGGAAAGAGAAGAAGAAGTTGTTGAAGAAGAATTAGAATTAGTTGCAGAAGAAACAACTTCAAGTGGTGGCATAACATCAACTATGTTAAATGTTGTCGGACAATCTATAAGAACGGCATCTTATAGTAATGCTTCAAGCAATTCTAATTCAGGATATTCAGGTGGAAACAATAATAGTAGTGGTACTGGCAATATAAATAGTAGTTCTGTAAGTTCTTCTGTAACAGGAGGTGGTATAAGCACTAGCAGTTCACCTAGTATGTCTGATCAAATAGCTTCTGCTAATGTTCAAACAAATACCATTCTTTCTTTAAGCCAAGATACTAGCAGTATGTCAGGCGGTAGTTCACAAACAGTTAGTAGTGTTTCTACAGTTATAACACCTATGCCAACATTTGATAGTAATCCACAAGTAGTTATGGCAGATGTTCAAGTTCAAAATATGCAAGGTGAGATAGATACAGCAGTTTCAGGAGTTATGACGGCAAGTGAAGCAGATCAAATTGCAGATGAAATTATTGCTAATAATATTAAGGATCAACAAGAACAAGCAGAAACAGAACAGGCAGAAACAGGACAATACGCAGATCAATCAACATTAGTAGCATATTTGGGTTATGTTCCAGCATTTGAAGTATATAAAACTTATGAAATACCTAAACAAGAAACTTGGTATCAGCCTAAAGATATTTATAAAGATATAAATATAAATGATAATATAAGTGGGTTTTATAGTTTAGCTAGTAGTAATATAAATTTAATGAATAATATAATAGAACAACAACCAAATTTATAGGAGAATTATATGGATTGGTTTGAAAATAAAACAACTCAATTAATAGCTTTAGTGTCAATAGTAGGAACTTTGGCTGGTTTTGGTTATACAGGGGCTACTTATGTTAATAGGTTAGAAAATCTTGAAGCTAAAATTGGAGGTGTTGAAGATACAGAAGATGCACAAAAAGTTATTGAAGAACGATTTGCAGCTATTGAAACATCAGTAGAATATATAAATAAATCAATAGATAGTCTCGATATACCTGATGATACTAAAATGCAAGCTTCTATAGCTTCATTAACTAGTGATGTTGAAAGACTTTGGATTGAAATAGATAAATTAGAAGACAGTAAAAACCCTTTAGCTAACTAAATGGAAATAAAATTAAAGCTAGCTTTAAATTGGATAATAGATTTATTTAGAACTAGATACAAAATAACAGTATCTTTTAATAGAGAATATGGGGATGCTGATGATAAATCTTATATATCAAAAAAAATTATTACTAAAAAAGAAAAGCATTTAAAGTTTAAAGATGAAAATAATAATTTGATTGAATATAGAAGTGCTTCTGGTCTTAATTATATTATTGAGGATATGTAATGAATCAAGCATTAGCAGGAATAATAATAGTATTAGGATTTTTAATTTATTATTTATATAACCAAAATCAAATACTTACAGCTAATAACATGGCATTAGAAGGTGCTATAGCTACACAAGAAGAAGCTATAGAAAGTTTGCAAGAAGACTTTCTATTACAAACAACACAGTTAAATGAGCTTAATTTAAAAAGTCAGGCTGCACAAAGAGAGTTAAATAGATATACAGAGTTTATACAAAACTACGAGTTAGCAGCTAAAATACTTGCAGACCCTGAAGAAATGCAAAGGAAAATAAATAATGGAACTAAACACATTATGGAAGACATCGAGAAGATTAGTGCTACAGTTGATAGTCTTGATGACGATATGCAGTTGCAGTCTTATTCCAACTAAACAAATACAAGTATCAGCTAAACCCATAGAACGACAAATAGCACATCCTGTTATGCCTAGGGAAATAGATTTGCGTGAACCTATGTGGATTACTATTACACCTGAAAATGTAGATCAGCAGTTAGCTAAAATAGAAAAACAGGAGGGAGAGTTGGTTTTTCTAGCTATGACAATTCCTGACTATGAGGTGATGGCATATAATATGCAAGAACTTAAACGATATATAACGGAGTTAAAAGAAGTTGTAGTTTATTATAAAACTGTAACAACACCAAAATCAGATAAAGGGGAAACAAAATGAATTTTATATCACAAGAAGGTATTGAGTTAATTAAAAAATTTGAAGGTTGCGAACTAGAAGCATATCAAGATAGTGTAGGTGTTTGGACAATTGGATACGGCACAATTAAGAATGTAAAAGAAGGCGATAGTATTAATCGTGATGAAGCTGAACATTTATTACAAGAAGAATTGCCTGAGTATGAAGGTTATATTAATGATTTAGTTACAGTACCTTTAAATCAATGTCAGTTTGATGCTTTAGTTTGTTGGGTTTATAACCTAGGACCAACGAATTTAAGAGAATCTACTTTGTTAAAGCTTTTAAATGCAGGTGATTATCATACAGTACCTGCACAAATTAAAAGATGGAATAAGGCAGGAGGTCAGACATTGCAAGGATTAATAAGACGAAGAGAAGCAGAAGCACTTCTTTTTGAAGGTAAAGAATGGATTGAGGTCTAATATGCCTTTAGCTAAATATGTTTTCAAACCTGGAATAAATAAAGAAGGAACTAACTACTCCAATGAGGGTGGGTGGTTTGATGCAGACAAAGTTAGATTTCGTAAAGGTAAACCTGAAAGAATAGGTGGTTGGTCAAAATTTACAAATGATTCTTTTATAGGAACTTGTAGAAAATTATTTCCATATAGAGCAACAAGTGGTGATAGTTATGTAATATTAGGCACTCATCAAAAGCTATATAACCTTAGTGGTGATGTTTATTATGATATAACACCTATCAGAGCAACTACCACTAATGGTATTACATTTGCTGCAACTAATGGCTCTTCAACAATAACTGCAACAGATTCTAGTCATGGAGCAGTAACAGGAGATTTTGTAACCATTTCTGGTGCAGTTTCTTTAGGTGGATTAATTACAGCAGATGTTCTTAATCAAGAATATCAAATAGATAAAGTTATAGATACAAATACATATGAAATAACTGCTAAAGATACTGCTGGTGCAACAGTAACAGCTAATAGTAGTGATAGTGGTAATGGTGGTTCTGGAGTAGATGGTGCGTACCAAATTAATTCAGGGTTAGATGTTTATGTAAGAGGTACAGGTTGGGGTATAAATACTTGGGGAGCAGGAACATGGGGTTCTGCTAGTGATTTATCTTTAACTAATCAAATTAGATTATGGTCAATAGATAATTTTGGTGATGATACTATTGCTGCACCAAGAGCTGGAGCTTTATATTTTTGGGATAAATCAGATGGGCTTACTACAAGAGCAGTAGCTGTATCTTCAGAATCAGGTGCTAGTGATGTACCAACAGCCTGTTTACAAGTTATGACATCAGATGTAGATAAGCACGTTATAGCTTTTGGTGCTAATCCCATTGGTAGTTCTGCAATTGATCCTTTGTTAGTTAGGTTTTCTGATAGAGAAAGTGCAGTTGACTGGACACCTACTGCAACTAATCAAGCTGGTGGTGTGCAATTATCTCAAGGTTCTACAATTGTAGCTGCTTTAAGAACACGACAAGAAATACTTATATGGACAGATGCAGGTATTGTATCAATGCGTTTTGTTGGTGAACCTTTTGTTTTTAGTTTTACAGAAGTTGCAGAAGGAGTGAGTTTAATATCACCAAACGCTGCAACAAATGCAAATGGAAGAGTATATTTTATGGATCGTGATGGTTTTCATGTTTATTCAGGAACATCACAAAGATTGCCATGTACTGTACTAGATTATGTATTATCAGACTTAAATCAAGATCAAGCTTATAAAGTTTTTGCAGCTACAAATTCTAGTGTAAATGAAGTTATGTGGTTTTATCCATCAGGCACAAATACAGAAATAGATAAATATGTATTGTTTAATTATTTAGAAAATACTTGGTCAATTGGAACAACATCAGACAACTTTGTTAGAACAGCATGGAACGAAGCATCTATATATGAAAACCCAATAGCAGCTAGTAAAAATAGCAGTACAGTAAATACAAATTATATTTATAGCCATGAAATAGGACATGGAGATGATAATGATGCTTTTACTGCTTACATAGAATCAAGTGATTTTGATTTAACTCCTGATGGAGAAAAATATACATTTATATCTAAATTAATACCTGATATAGAATTTAGAGATCAACAATCAACAAGTGATACTGTAACTTTTACTATTAAAGGTAGAGACTACCCTTTACAAGATTTATCTACTTTACAAACTATAGATGTAACACCATCTTCTACATTTGCAAATACTAGGGCTAGAAGTAGACAAGCAGCATTGCGTATATCTAATTCATCTAGTGATTATGGGTGGAGATTAGGTGATTTAAGATTAGAAATTAGACCAGATGGTAAAAGATAATGGCTGATATCAGAACGATAGCATTACCAGTAGCTAATTTAGAATATAATTCTAATGACGAAGCACAAACTCGTAGAATTTTAGAACAAGCTATAGAAGATATAAATGTTAGGATAACAAATATACAAAGAATGCAGTCTACAATAACTAGCAAAGCTTCTAAACGACATCAATTTTTATTAATGGGGCTAAAGCATGGCTGATGATTTAAAAGTATTAGGTCAATTAGACCCAGCAGCTACCACTACAACAGTTTTATATACTGTGCCAGATATGACACAGACCACAATTAGTTCGATTGTGGCAGCTAATAGAACAGGATCAGCTATAACATTTAGGTTAAGTGTTCATGTAGCTGGTGCAGGTGCAGATGACAAACAGTATTTATACTATGACAAATCAGTTGCAGCTAATGATTCGTTAGCTATAGTTATAGGTATAACACTTAATCAAACAGATGTATTAAAGGTTTATACAAGTGCAGTAGATATGAGTTTTAATGTGTTCGGTTGCGAAACTAAAGAGGAAAGATAATGGATATTAAACAACAAACTAAAAATGTAGCAGCTCAAGGTCGTTATGGCGACTCTATGCTTTTGCACGTTAATCCAGCAGAGGTAAAAGGATTAGCGTCAGCTATGCCTATAACAATAAATCCTGAAACAGGACAGCCAGAAGCTTTTTTACCTTTTCTTGCTCCCGTTTTAGGTTCTTTAGCAGGTAGTGCTTTTTTACCTACATTAATACCTTCATTAGCTGGTAAAACATTACTAGCATCAGCAATAGGTTCAGGACTAGCACAAACTGCTGCAACAGGCGATATTAAAAAAGGTTTATTAGCTGGTTTAACAGGTTATGGTATAGGTTCTGCGTTACAAGGTGCAGGAGCAGTAGCACAAGGAGCAACAGAAGCAACACAAGCTGCAAGTGAAGCAGCTACATCAGCAGCTGCAGGACTTACAGGTGATGCAGCAACACAAGCTGTTACAGATAGTCTTACACAAACTGCAGCTCAACAAGCTGCAACTCAGGGTGCAGCAGCAAATTTACCATATAATATTGCACCTATTGCTGGTGTTGAAGGTGCAGTACAACCAACAATGTTTCAAAATTTAAAATCAGCATTTACTGCACCAGGAACTATAGACCCAACTACAGGTGCAATAGTTGAAGGTTCACAAGGATTCAGTTTAGGTTCAGGAGCAAGCAATTTAGCTTCAGGATTAATGCAACCTAGTGCATATATACCAGCAGGTATAGGTATGGGTGCGACTGGCATAATGGAATCACAAGAAGCTTTTGCAAGACAGATAGGTGAAAGTGAAGAAGCATATAGAAGACGTAGATTACAAAATCTTTTAGATAATCCAGAGCCTATTCTTTATTCAGCAGAAGGTGGACTTACACAATTTGATGAAGGTGGTTTTGTTGATAATTTGTTGAGTGGTGATTATGGAATGCTTGGATTATTAAGTGATAATCCTGAATTAATGTTTGGTGCAACTGGTATAGCAGCTAAAAATAATTTTAGAGGTTCATTGTTAGGAGAATTATATAATCAGTATAAAAAGAAAAAAGATTCTGGTGATGATGTAGGTGCTGCTGCATTGCAATCAGAAATACAAAATCAAGAACAAATGCAAATGTCATCAAGTGGTGGACCTACTGGATATTTTATGGGTGGTGATGTAAGAAATATGGTAGATAGAGCAGCAAAAAATTTGGACAATATAACAGGAGGAGAGTTGCCACAAATTTATGCTCCAGCAAAAGAAGCTTATGCTGTAAATCCAAATTTTATGCCAGGTTTTGCACCTGAAACCATGTATTTTAATCCAGCTACAATTTCAGCCCCTGCATCAGGTTTAGAAGCAGGAGGACCTCCAGTAGTGGTAGATACATATGAGGGTTCTAAAGGTGGTTATGGAGGCAGACAAGCCTATATAGCTCCACAAGTGTCTATTGATCCATTTTCTGCTTATACAGGTGTAGCACCAGAAGGATTAAAGTTTGGTAAGCCACCTAGACCTGTATTTGAAGGACCTGAATTACCAAACCAAGGATTAGTAAATCCTGGAATTCCTGATTTTAATCAAGGACCTATTGGATTAGGTGCAAGAATAGGTATTCCTAATATAGGAGACTTAGATATGCAATCAATAATAGATAGTCTTGATAGATATAATATTCCTGAAAGAGAAATTGCTATGGGTGATTATATGCCTATAACAGGACAAGATTTAGGAATTACACCACCTCGTACTCTTGGCGAACCTCTTCCAAAAGGTGTTGATAATAATATAGATATATCTCAGTATTTAGGAAGTAGAGAAGATAATTTAGAAGCTTTACAAGCTATGTTTGGACCACAAGTAGAATATGCTACAGGTCCAGTTGAAGGCTCTAACTACATGATGACTGCTTCTGAATTAGAAAAATTAGGAGTTACTCCACAACCTGTTGGTTCAGGTATGTTAGGTAAAGGACCAATAATGTACCCTGATTTATTGAATACACCTGCAATCTTGCCTGAACCATTAACAGAAGAAGATTTACAAATATTTGAACCTCCTATAAGAGATAGAAAAGAAGGTGGTGATACATTAAAACCTATTCCAAAAGACAATAAAGGTTTGCCTAATTTACCTAAAGATGTAAGAAATGAAATGGGTTATATGCAATCTGGTGGTATGACTGATATGCAAAATGATCCTCTCACTAAAGAGGTAACTATGTTTATTCTTGGTGAAACAGATAATGAACAAGCACTTAATGATTTTATAACAAAATATGGAAGTGATGCTTTTATGAAATTAAGAGAAGCAGTATTGCAATCTATAGTACCTAATGCTCAAACAGAAGGATTGATTAGAGGCGATGGTGAAGGTGGAATGGATGACGACCTTAGAGGTATGATAGGCAATAAAGAACGTATAGCGGTATCTCAAGATGAGTTCATTGTTCCTGCTGATGTAGTATCAATGTTAGGAGATGGCAGTTCAGATGCTGGTTCTAAAGAACTTTATGACATGATGGATAGAGTTCGTAAAGAAAAAACAGGTACTACTCAACAAGCACCTAAACTAGCTAATGCTGGAGGACTATTACCTGCATGAATGAGCCAGCTTTAAATATAAAAAGTAATATAGAGGTATCTGCTGTATTACCTACAGATGTATATTTAATTTGGAAATATGTAAAAAAGTTTTTAGAGCGTTCCTGCAAAAGATCAAATGGTAGACATACTATCGATACTATTTATAAACAATTAATAGATAGTCATGCACATTTATGGGTTATTTACAATGTAGAAGATGATTTAGTAAAAGGATGTGTAGTAACTAACTTTGTTATTTATCCAACAGGTTTGAAAATGTTAAATATATTGCAATTGTCAGGTAAAAACATGGAAGATTGGATAGAAATAGGTAAACCAGTTTTATTAGATTGGGCTAAAACTAATGATTGCGATGGCATTGAAGCTGTAGGTAGAGAAGGTATGAGCAATTGGCTTACAGATAAAGATACAAAATGGAAGAAAAATAATTTACTTTTTGAAATGCAATTTAATCAATAATGAATTTAATAAAAGCAAATATTGATGATTATTGGGAAGATATTAAACATGGTATATATTCTATAAAACAAGAAACTTATGAAGCAGAAACTGCACAAGATATTTATCATGCTTGTAAAAACAATACTGCTACATTATGGCTTGATAAAGATATAAAACCTAAAGATGGATTTTTAATTACACAAATATTGACAAGAAATTACTCTAATGAAAAATATTTATTATTATGGGTAGCTTGGTACAAAGAAAATTCTGGTGCAGAAAAATTTCAATTAAATATAGAAAAAATTGCTAAAAATTCTGGATGTAAAAGTATAGAGTTTTGGACAAATAAAAAAGAAATACGAGATCATGGAAAATTTCATGGTTATAACAAAATAACTTATAAATGTATAAAGGAGATATAGTATGGGCGGAGGAGGAGGAGGCGGAAGCCAACCAACAGAACAAACTGTCTATAGTACAGATTTACCTGAATATGTAGAGCCGTATTTTAAGCGGTTACTTCAACGTGGTGAAGCTGATAGCTTACAAGGATACACACCATATGGCGGTCAAAGACTAGCTTATTTTTCACCTGATGAATTAACTAGTCAGGCAATGACTAGAGGTTTTGCAACTTCTGGCACACCTCAACAATTTACAGATGCTACTGCTCGTTATGGTGCAACTAGTGCTATAACACCACAATATACTGCTGGTGCTTTTAATCCTAACTATCAAGGAAGACAAATAACAAGTAGTTATTTGCCTAATGTAAGACAATCAGAATATATTGCTGGAGATGTTGGTTCTCCATACAGAACTTTAGGTTTTGAAGATAACTTGCAAAGGTTTATGTCACCTTATCAACAGGGTGTAACCGATATAGCTAAAAGAGAAGCTATTAGAACATCTAATATAGCTGGCAAAGGTATATCTGATGCAGCAACATTACAAGGTGGTTTAGGTGGTTATAGAGAAGCAATACAACAATCTGAACGTGAACGTAATTTGGGTCAAAGACTAGATGATATACAGATAACTGGTGGTCAACGTGCTTATGAAGCTGCACAAAGGCAACTAGCGGCAGAAAGAGCTGCTGGTTTAGGTGAAGCTCAATTTGGTTTACAACAATTCCAAGCTGGAGAAGCAGCAGAACAAACACAAGAAAAATTAATGCAAGCTGCATACATGGCTAGTGAACAGGCTAAACAACAAGCTGCTAAATTAGGATTGACTGCTGATCAACAAACAGAAGCATCTAGACAAGCAGCAGCTAAATTTGGTTTAACTGCTCAACAACTTGAAGATGCTGCAAGACAACAACAAGAAAAGTTTGCTCAAAGTGCATATGATTTATCTAATCGTTACAACTTAGCTGCTGCACAAGGATTAATGGGTACAGGTGAAACTATTAGCAGAGATGCTTTAGCTAGAATATCTGCGTTACAAGGAATAGGTTCACAACAAAGAGCATTGCAACAAGCCAGTCTTGATCTTGGTTATGAAGATTTCCAAAGACAAAGAGACTATGCACAAAGTCAACTTGGATTATTTAGTAATATATTAAGAGGTGTACCAGTACAACCTCAACAAAGAATAAGTACGTTTCAACAACAACCTGGATTATTTCAACAAGCCGTAGGTGCAGGTTTGACAGGTCTAGGTTTATATAGAGGAATGAGTTAATGAATTTAGTAGAGTTAGCCACAGAATTAGAATATGTGCCTAAAAATCAATTGGCACAAATGTCACAAGACCCTAGCAGTAGGTATCCTCAATATTTAGTATTGTCAGAGATACAAAGAAGAACTGCTAACGAAAAGGCTTATGCAGCAGCTAAAATTCAACCTACTACTACAGTAGCAGAAGAAGTTGTTGGTGAGTTTATACAGCCTAAAGGTTTGCAAGCAGGTATGCCGTCTGAATCAGCTCCAACTGATGCTTTCTCTTCAGAGTCTATGGGTATGCCTGCCTCTGCTCCTATGCCTCAACCTATGATGATGGCTGGTGGTGGTTTAACTGAATATATGGAAGAAGTTAGTTCTGAATTACAACGTATAAAAGAAAAAGAATCTAGATATGCAGCTAGAAATAAAAAACAAGAAGAAGGAAAAACAATATTTTCTGCTTCATTATCACCTAGAAATTATGTAATACCTGATGAAATATATAAAAAATATAATATTAAACCAAGTCAAAGAGCTTTTGATGCGTATAGACCTATGGGATTATTATTAAATGCTTTATCTGGAGAAGGTGCATTTAGTGGAATGGATAGAGTAATACCTGAATCAAAATTAAGAAACTTAGAGTCTGCATTGAAACAGTCTCGTAATGAAATGCGACAAAGACAACAAGGTTTAGCTAGCGGTGGTTTAACTGCTTATGCTAATGGCGGTTCTTTAGATCAATCTTTTAATGATCCATATGCAAATGTATTAGGTTCATCTACTAATCCTTATCCAGTTGATCAAGAACAAAAAAACTTTTTAGCAGATAGATATACTAATGAAGATGGGAGTATTGATTATGGAACAGCTATTTTTGATGGTATAGATGCTACTGCTTTAGCATTTATATTAGCTCCTGAACCTGTGTCTAGTGGACTTGGTGCTCTTGGAAGAGGTCTTAGTTGGGCTGGTAGAGGGTTAATGAATTTTGTTAGGTCTCCTAAAAAACTCTATGATGAAACTGCAAGAAAAATTGGAACTAAAAAAATAATTAAAGGAGAAGCAGATGTTCCTACTGGAGGTACAGTTCCTTACAATCCAAATGTTGCAAGAGATTTAGGTAAACCTGTTTTAAATAAAAGAATTACACAAGGAGGAGTTGGTGCTTATGTAGGTTCTAAATTTTTGCCTGAAGGTGAAGAAGTTATAGAGCTTGAAGATAAAGATAAAGATAAAGATAAAGATAAAGATAAACTACTAGATGAACTTAGAGATAAAGCTACAGGAATGGCTAAACCTAAAAGAGAAATAGACTATGACCTAGTAGGATTAGGTGGTCTTATAATGGGTTCTAGAAATATGAGTGAACTTGGTATGGGATTAGCTGGTTTAGCTGAAAGCAAACAAAAAGGGCAAATAGATAAAGAAAAATTAGATTTAGAAAGACAATTAACTGGAGCACAAGTAAGGTCATTAGAAACTAAATCTAAGTATGCTGATGTAGAAGCTTTACGAGATTATATAGTTGCAAAACAAACACAAATATCTGATCAATTAGAAATGGGTTTACTAACACAAGAAAAAGCAACTGAAGAACTTGCAAAATTAGCACCAATACAAGAAAGATTAGTACAAATGTATGAAATGTTATTTGGTGGTATAGCTAATACTACAAATTCTGATGATGCTTTTATGGACAGACTTAGTGTTTAATGAGTATATATACTGATCCAGACGGAAAAAAATATAACATTCCTGCTGATCCTGCACAAAGAGAAAGATTTGCTCGTATAGTAAAAGACAGATATGGAGATGATATTGATCAAACTTCTGCTTTAGAACAAGCAGTAGAGTTTGGTAAAGCAATACCTAGAGGTGCTGCTAGTTTAGCTTTGTCTGTACCAACAGGTATAGTTTCTTTATTTGATATTGGTGATGATAGTGCAGCCCTTAAAGGTTTACGAGGTTTAGAAAAATCATTACGAGAAGACTCTATACTAGCTGCTGATCCTAGATACGCAGATAAATTTAGTACAAAACTAGGTGAAGGTATTGGATCATTTGTTCCTTTTTTAGGTGCTGCAAAATTAGGTAGCACTTTAGCTAAAGCAGGCACAGTAGGTCAAAAAACTGGGCAATATGGAATACCAGCAGCATTAGCCATCCCGACAGGTATGTCTGCACAAGCTGATCGTATAAATATGGCTAGAGAAATGGGTGAAGATGTTGGTGGTTTTACAGAGACGACTGCCACCCTATTAGGTGGTACTATAGGTATTACAGAAATATTACCTGTTGCACATATATTTTCTAAAATTTCAAAAGCAGCCCCTAAATCTACAAAAGAACAATTAGTATCTGCACTCAAATCAGGAGCATTTGAGGGCGGTCAAGAGGTAACTGCAAGTATATTGCAAGACTTAACTGCTCGTGGTTTGTATAGTGAAGAATTACCCATAGGTGAAAGTTTATTTGATGAGTTTACTATAGGTGGCATCATTGGTGCTGGTGCTGATCTAGTTGTTACTAGCATGGGTAAAAAAGGTATAAAAGACTATCATGCAGAAGAAAAAGCTAGAAGAGAAACTTTAAACAAACAAGAATTATTAAAAACAAAAAAAGTAGAATTAGGTCTTGAACAAGGCACTATTCCAGAATTTCAAGAACCAACTCAAATTAATGTTCCAAACATTCCCGCCCCCGAATCCATACCAGACCCTATTAATTTAGATTATGTAGAAAATGCTGACGGAAGCTTTTCTATATTAGATTTAAACCAACCAGACAATCCTATTATATCTACAGCACCTTCACAGGTTGATGCTGTTACAGGTATTGAAAAGCTTAAAACAAAACAAAACAATGCTTTGTTAAAAAATCAACTAGAAAATATGCTTTACCTACAAGGTAATGTTAATAGTGCTGCTGCGTTTGAATTAGGACAAACCTTATTAGACCCTATAGCTACAACTGTTACAGCTAATGATATAGCTGTTAATAACAGTAGACTTAAAGATAAAGGTAAAAAGAATTTTGTAGAAGAAAACAAAAATAAAACCTTTACTATGAAAGAAGCTAAAAAACTTCTTACTAAAAAAGATTTTAATACAATGACAGAAAGTATGGCACGAGCTGTATTTAAACAAGCAGAAAAATCTGGTGAACCTTCTTTAACTGCTGGTAAACAAAAACTTAATACTACTCCTAAGTTTTTTAAATCTATGCTTGGTTCTAAAAATATAGACCCAGATAGTATTATTTCATCTGCATTTATGCACGCTGCTGAAGTTTTTACAGGTAATAGCCAAATTACTTCAATGAGCAAAGGACAAAAAGAACTTTTATTAGCTAGGATTTATGCAATGCCTAAGTTTAATACTAAAGTTAAATTTCCTGAATTTAGAAATAGAGAATACTCAGCTAAAGATATGGCTGATTTTGTAGCTAGCGTTGGTAAATCTGAATTTGATATAGATAATGTTAAAACATTTTTACTTGATAGATATAAAGGTAAAAAAGCTAAATATCATGAAGGTAATTTTGAAGATAATTCTTTTTTACCAATACAAGAAGCTTCTATATTTTTAGAAGATTTAAAAAATAGTGGTAGAGCAAAATTACAAGAAGATTTTGTTACATATAAAATTAGAGATAACTTTGAGTTTGATATTGCAAGGCGAGCTGAAAGTTTTGGACAAACACCAGAAGAGTTTAGAGCCAAGCTTGAAGCAGAAAATAAATTACCACAAGAGATTATTGACCAGTTAGTAGAATCTGAAAGAGTAAAACAAGAAAAACTTTTACCTCCAGAAGAGGTTGAACCTAAAGTTATTAATTATCGTGAGGCAGTAGAAGAAGGTAGAACTAATAAGTTTGCTAAAGAAGCCCGAAGAATATTAAATGAAAGAGGTTTAAAAGATACAGGTATAGTTATAAGTGATGAATTGTTATCTGCTAGCACATTAAGACAAGTAAAAGACAACGAACTTATTTATGATCCTAGACAGGTTAAAGACAGAGGAGTAGAAGGAGAGTATGACAAACAGTCTGACATAATATTTTTATCTTTAAACAGAATTAATCCTGACGGCAATCTTTCTGAAATAGAAATACAACAAAAATTAAATAGAGTTCTTGACCATGAGATGGTTCATGCGTTGAGAGCCAAAGATTTAATTAATGAAAAAGAATATAACTATCTTCGTAACCAAGTAAAAAGCAAAAAAGTTCCAGCATCATTTGATGATAAGTTTAAAAATAAAACTTTCTATCAAAGAAGTGTAGATATTAATACTCCTACATTAGCAGGTAGAGAACTAACAGAAGAAAAAAGAGAAGAATTCTTTGTGGAAGAAGCTATTGCTGAAATGTTTAAGGCTAGAGAAGATATAAAAAATATGCCACCTAAATCACAGGGCATATTTAATAAGATTGTTAATTTCTTTAAAGGCATGGGTGAAGCAATGCGTCTATCAGGATATCAAAATGTATCTGATATATTTACTGATATTGAACAAGGAAGAATAGGTGCTAGGGCTAGAGGAGAAATAAGAACTACAAGAGAGCTAGATACAGGCGAAGCTAGAAGAGGTTTAGGTGACTTAGCTGATGATATAGAGCAAAGAGAAACAGCTTTACCTGAAGCCACTAGAGTTATTACTGGCGATCCTATAGTTACCACACAAGAACTTTCTGAGTTACAAAGACTACCTATACCTGAACCATTACCCGAACCTATTATAGAGCCAGACCCAACTGAACCTGAACCTGCTCCTGATCCTGCTCCAACTCCTGATCCTGTTGAAAAAGGAACACCATATGACGCTCAAAAATTAAGTAATGCAGAGTACGAAAACGACAGGCAATTTATTATTAATGGTTTATTAAATAGTAAAGCTATTAGAAAAGCAGGAAGTAATAGACAAATAGGACTTTATGAAGGTGATTCCGTCAAAATGATGAAGTGGTTGAAAGATAATTCACCTAATGAAGATTATAAAATTATAGCTTCTAAAACTTATGAAACATTACTAAAGCTACAGAAAAGAGGTTTTAATTTTCCTTTAGAGTTTACAAGTCGTTCTTTAGGTGGTGCGTATGGACTAGTAGAAATACGTTATAGAGATCGTACTAGATTGCCAATGAAAATTAATAATACTCAACAAAGTATTAGAGAGAGAACAATTTACAATGGTTTTAGTGATAATGGAGTTAATTTTGAAACTTTATTACATGAAGCTATACATCAAGCATCTCTCACCACAATAAATGATTACAAAGCATATATAGATGGTAAAACATTACCTGCATCTGTACGAGCACCACTAAGATTAAGTAAAAAAGCAATCAAAGCTTTAGAAGATTTAGAAAATGTTCAAGATAAAGTTAATGAATATATAGAAGAAAAAAAAGACTATTACACAAAAGTCGGTGCAGACTTAAAGCGTTTTTATGATTATGCAATGGCAGCGAGCACTAAAGAAATAACAGAAACTTCATATAATGAATTTAAAAGATTAAGAAATGAATATAGAAAAGAAGTCTTAAAAGAATCTACAACAATAAAAAAATTAGCAGCAACTCTTGTAGACAATCAATTTCCAACAAATGAAAGAGTTATAAAAGGTGTAACGGGAGATTATCAATCTTGGAAAAGTTATTATCAAACCTATAGAGTTAATGGCTCACAACGCAAATCAAGAGATAAGGATTTATCTGAATTTATGACATTTGGTTTAACTAATAGAGAATTTCAAGAATTTTTAGAAGCTATACCTTATAAAACTAAAAATGCTTGGAGTGAGTTTGTACAATCAATAAGAAATATATTAGGTTTACCTGCAAAATCTAATACGGCTTTATCTGCATTTTTACAAAGTGCAAGTGATGTTATTGACACAGGAGCAGCAACAACAAGAATAGGTAAAACTGATACTGAGTTAATTGATACTGTTGATTTTGCTAATAAATCAATTGATGAAAATAGCAAAGAAGGTTTAGAGTTAAAACTTAGAGATTTAGAAACTCAACTTTACAATGCTGAACGTATTGAAGCTGATGGAAGAGGTAGAGTTTCAGAAAGAATAGCTAAACAAGATAGAGACAGAATAAATAGAATTAAAAATGAAATTCAAAGTATTCAAAATGAATTAGCACAATCTACTTTACCTGAACAACTACCTTTATTTTCTGAAGGAACAAGATTCCAAGGTGAGAATAAAACATCTGAACAAGTAAAACTTAAAAGGTCTGTAGAAGAGGTAGAGGAGCTAGTAAGACAGACTCCTAGGGGTGGAGTACCTTATTACAATTTAAATGCGTCAGACGTGGCTATAGACGCTGCATTGGAGTTTAATAAAGACCTTTCATCTGTAGCCCCTAATGATATACCTCTTTGGTCTGCACCTAGCTTAGATGGTGTTGATGCTGACTTAGTAGAGGGCATAGAAAGAACAGGTGGTAAAGGTAAGCCTCCAGAAAAATCTTGGGGTGCAAGATTAGTAGAAATAGCTAAAGACCCTATTACTAACATAAGTGCTTATTTTGGAAACTTTAGACAGAACTTTATAGATAAATTAGATGCCGTTGATAAAGCTATTGTTAATGCTATTGAAACGAATGAAGAAGTAAGACAGGCTAATAATACAGCAGATACTGCAACTATGGCTGCACTAAGATTAGCTGATAGAGCCAGAGGTTTGTTTCAACAGATGCTCACTAAAGGCACTATAAATAGTCGTATAGAAGGAGAAGACTCTTTAGCTAATGTTATTAAAAGTAAAGACGGAGGACTAATAGAAATACTATCCCCTCTTTATTCAAGACCTGAACTAGATTTAGAAAGAATATTTAAGTTTTATGCTGCTCTTAAAAGAACAGAAACATTTGATAAAAATGGTAGATTAGTTGCTTCACCTATTACAGAAGCTGACCTTGCTCTTATAAATAAAATTGAAGCTCAATATCCTGAAGTAAAAAAAGTATTTGATGCTTATCAAAGATGGAACAATGAATTAATTACTTTTGCAGAAGAAAAAGGATTGTTAAGTAAATTCAAATCTAACAATCAAATAATAGAAGAACTTGCAGAAAAAGTAGAAAAAGGTGAAATAACTTTAGACCCTGAACAAATAAAAAATCTTATTGCACTATCAGAAGCAAATAATGGATTAAGTGTAGAAGAAATAGTTAGAGTAGGAAACCAATATGGAATAGATACAAGAGGACAGGCTGAAATTTGGAGAGAACAATCTTCATATTATCCTTTTTATAGAGAAATGGTAGATGATTCTGGTATTACTGCACCAACCATAGCGGGTGGTGCATTACCAAATAATCCTTTAAGTATCAAATTAGAAGGTTCTAAAGATATATTGAATGTTGATCCTCTTGAAGCAATAACAAGAAACTCTTTATCTATTCTTACAGCTTCATTAAAAAATGATGGATTAAATAAATTAATAAGAGATTTAGAAGTAGTCGAAGAAGCTAAACCAATTTCGGCTGAAAAGGCAGGAAAAGTTGATTCTATATTTGTTTTTAGAGAAGGGATTAAATACCACTATCAAGTTGATAGAAATTTAGTTGAAGGCATACAAGGTATAGGTGGTGTAGGTACTGGACCAATACAAAGAGCTTTAGCTTTTCCAGCTTCATTATTAAGAGATACAGTTACTCGTGACCCTGGATTTGTTGTAGTCAACGTACTTAGAGATACATTGTCATCTGCTGTAACAAGTGGTGCTGACTTTGTGCCAGTCAAAGACTCTTTAGTTAATATGTTTAGAGACATGGAAGAACTAGAACAGTTTGGTGTTTTAGGTGGATATGATTTTTCTAATGATGAAGGTAGTGTAAAACAGTACATTGATCGTACTTTAAGAAAACAAGCAATAACAACCAGTAATGGTATGTCTGCTAAAGATGCTTTCTTTAAATTATGGGATGGTCTAGGAGCTTTAACTACAAAATCAGACGGAGCTACTCGTTTAGCGGTATATGAAGCAGTACATAAAAAATTAAAAGATGAAGGATACACAGAAGCACAAGCTCAATCAGAAGCTGCTTATCAGGCATTAGAAATAATTAACTTTGGCAGAAGAGGACAAGACCCTTTATTTAGAGTTATAACATCTGCAATACCTTTCTTAAATGCAAGAGTACAAGGTTTAGATGTTTTATATAGATCATTTACTGGTCAATATTCTGCTGTAGAAAAACTACAAGCTAATGAAACATTACAAGATGTACAAAGTAGAATACTTAGAAAAGCAGCACTCAATGCTTCATTACTAACGTCTATCACCCTCATATACTATTTAATGGTGCACGATACAGATGAATACAGAAATCTAAAACGTGAAGTCAGAGATGATAATTGGGTAGTACCTACACCTTTTGACTATTCAATCAAACTACCAATACCTTTTGAAGTAGGTATGTTGTTTAAGGCTATACCTGAAAGAGTTTTTGATTTAACTTTAGGTGATGATGCTTTCAGTCAAAAATCAGTAGATGAATTATTAACATCAACAGGTCGTCAATTAGAGACATCTTTAAATCTTCCATTTATACAACCCGCAGGTGGTTTGCAAATACTTAAACCTTTAGCTGAAGCAGTCAGTAATAGAAATAGTTACACAGGACAAGACATTGTTCCTTACTATCAACTTAAAAAAGAACCTGGATTCCAAGCTAGAACGACTACCAACCAATTAGCCAAAGAAATCGGTGAACTGTTTAACATATCACCCGCTAAGATAGAGCACGTTTTAAGAGGTTATACGGGTACTTTAGGAGGATATGTACTTGCACTAGCAGACACCCTAACTCGTGGTGCTACAGGCGAACCTATCCTTCCTAACAATGTTGATTTAGCCAAACAACTACCCTTTGCTAATAGGCTTCTATTGGACACAGAAAAGGCGGGAGGACTGCAACAACAATTCTATGAACTTAGAAGTGAAGTAGATAGAGCAGTAGCTACGATTAATTCGCTCAAGGAAACCCAACGCTTTGATGAACTATCAGCCTACAGAAGCAATATGAAAGGTGTTATGGGAATAAAGGGTCAAGTAAGAGCCTTAGAAAGATACTTGGATAATTGGAGAAAGAGAAGAGACAGGCTGATGAGAAACGAAAACATATCTGTGATTGCCAAGTCAGACAAACTTAGAGAAATGGAATTAGAAAGAGATAGAAGGCTAGCTTTCGTTCCTGAACTAAGAAAGAAAGCTAGAATCCCTGTCGTAAACCTGAACCTTTAATTCATCTATAAGTTTCTCTTCCTTCAACTGTTTCAGTCTAAAAAAGTCATTGTGTTCAGGGTAACGAGCATGAAATAAACGAGCATAGAAGCCTATATAGTCATTACTTATCTTGAACTCTCCTCCGTTAGTCTCTATCTCACTATGCCACCTAATGCGATTAATGATCGCCCAATGAGAGTAATGCTTTCTTCCTGTGGCAATTGCCTCTAAAGTGTATTCTTCAAACTTCTTCCACACTTGAGGGTTTTCTTTGTGCCATTCCCACCAAGCCTCTTTTCTTTCTTGCAAGTCATCTTGCAACTGTTCAACTAATTTCATAACACCTCCAGATTTCTATTAACCAGTTAAATATTTTTCTTTGAGCTAGGAAATAGCTCCAAAATACACCTCGGATTATCTTTATCCACCCCACCAAATTTATAAACCACTTCTTTGATTTGTTCAAAGCTATCATCTTCTATGATCTCTGCCTTCACCAAAGCATCACAAGTAAACTTGTCTATGATTGAACAGGGATTACTAATGTCTAATCTTCTATTACTTCTAGCGTAATAGGTAAATACCAACTTCACAGGCTCGGTAAACTTCGGATAATCTTTAATTCTTTCTACCAACTGCTCGGAGTAAAGTCTTTTTGAAGTAGACAACACTCGGTAATGTGCGTTGCGATAGTTATTCAGGTTGAGTATAAACTTCTTTTTCTTGGAATAGTAGACTTCTAGGGGTAGATCAATTTGCACAGTAAATTCCTATGACTGGTAAATATTTAAACCAGCAGCAAAAAACTGGAAGTTTCTTCCACTAATTTTCATTGATTAATTCCTCAACTTGAGATAACAATTCTTCTTCTGTTCCGTATCGCTTCTCAAACTCTTTCTTCCAAGGATGCCTACTCACCCACAAGCCATTAAATGTTCCTTCTCTATGATGCTGAAAGCACAAAGGCAAAACCTTAAAGTGTGCATTATCTTTTGTCTTGCCTTGAGTATGATGAATCTCACTCGGTACAAATAGGTTGCCTTGATTCCTACAGACAATACATCCTATTTGGCTTACCTTGTCCATATGCCTTTTCTCTTCAGCAGTAGGGTTTCTTCCTTTCACTCGTTAAAGATATATTATTTCAAACTTAATTTCTGCTACTGTATCTATCCAAAAAAACACCACATAAATAAACAGAGATAAAATAGCTACAACTATAGCGGTCTTAATTACTGTTCTCCATTTGTATTTGATCAGGTCTATAACTTTGCTTATAAAGTTAAATACCTTCTCTCTCTTTTGTATTTTCTTTTTTGGTCTAGCCATTAGCTTTTCTCCATATTTATAAAATCTAGTATCTGTTGATCTGCTAGTAGTATTTGATGAAGCATCATTATTATTACTAAAAACAATAGGAACAAAATTGCAGTCAAAATAATAAGAATAATTATTCTGTCTTTCATTCTCCTTTTTCCTCCTTAATAAATTCGTTGTAGGGTTCAATCAACATTGGTTTTTCAGGTAATTCTACTAACTCGTATGATTTTATTTCTTTTATAGTTCCGTCAATTTCTTTAGGTGGACTGACAAGCATTTGATAATCGGCTTGTGCTATAGCTTCCTCTAAAGATTTTGTAGTTACGCTACAGTATTTAACTTGTTTTTTAGTAACTCTAAGATGAAATGTTTTCATGCTCCATGCCACCCTTTAGGAACATGACCTACTGGGAAAAAAACATCACTATCTATAGTAGGTTTAAATCCTAACATCTCTATTTGTTTAGCTTTATTTAACCAATATAAGTATTTGGCTTTAGCTTGTTCTTCCGTTGCTTCTCCGTCTTGATAGATAACTTCATCTGCCATTTCATGCGATAGCTTTTCATATAACAAGTCTGCCTCGTGTTGTGTTTTAGGATTAATTATCATGCTCCATACCTCGCTTGTTCTTTCCTAGCAGATACTTGTTTAGTTCTCCACTCCTCGAAACCTACCTCTAATCCTTTCAAATTTACCTTGAGAGCAGATAAAGTTCCTTTCGCCACACCTACCCTCAATCTAGCTTGATATAACTCCTCAGAGGCTTCTGCGTAAGTTTCCTGTGCTGATGTTGTTTTAATGCCTTCACCTAAAGCCTTTAGCTTCAACTGTGCTTGTAGTTTCTTTACTTCAGCTTCGCATTTGTAAACCTCATACTCGGTCTTCTCCATTGTCGGAGCAAGACTTCGGATTTGGTGCATCCAATTCTCTTGTTGTTCCATGTTGATTTTCCTGTGACTGGTTAATATTTTTTTTGCTGATGGTAGCAGGATCAGAGTTTCTGAATATGCGATCAAAGTTTTCTTGAAACTTATTATTGTCTTCAGGTCTTCTTTTACTGCCTTTGCTCATCTGTCTTTAATTAGATTGCTGATAGTTTCTTTGATTGATTTTCTTCCATACTGCTCACTAAATACTCTCTCAGCAACAGTACGAGAGTAAGGTTCTTCGTGGTTATCTCTCCTCTCTTTACTGTTCATGGAGTACCAAGTGTTGAAGTTACTTTCATAAGAAAGGTTATCGTCATATACAAATACATCACTCATGTTTCCCCCTTATTTCTTGAAATTCATCTAGTATCTTTTTGGTTTTACCATACATATCATGAATAACTCTTGAATAGCTTTCAGCTTTGATAGAAGTTTCATTTTCTGAAGCATTAGATTCATGCTCTATGCAATAATCTAAATAATCATTAATCTCTTTTATCTTACTCATAACATCTTCATGCCTACAAATAGGACATCCATATCCTTTAAGATGTTCGTCAGGAGTAGTTAAGAAATCACCATGACGAGGACATCCTATTGTGGTGTCCTCATCCATGATTATATATTTATCTTCAGAATGGGATATCATCATCACTCAACTCAGGCTTTGATTCCTCAACGACAGGCGGTGTAGGTTCAGCCTGTTTTTGTGGTTGAGGTATATCCAAACGAGCATACTTGTACTCGTTACCATTCTTAGAAGTTCTATCCCAAAGGGCAACTCGCATTTCTGCTTCTTCCCCACCTTTTACTTTCTCCACTAAAGCTTTAAGTAGATTCTTATCTAAAGTAACCTTGCCTGTCCAATCAGGTTGCTTATCGTTCTGCTTATAGTTATTAGTGTAGATCGCTCCGTCACTCTGCATTCTCTCTTCCATTATTTCACCTCCTCAGATGATGCTTTTAAATTTTCTACATATTGAAGAGATAGATCATCTAACCTTTTCTTTTGGTCAGGGAATTTATCTTTCAACACCTTTATCTGTTCGGCATTAGCTTTGTATTGACCTTTAACTTCTTCAGGAGTCTTAGCAATAGTTACTACCTTTAAAAATCCGTCAACAAAAGCATTCGCCCACGCTTCGTTATAATCAAAGTCGTCTTCTTGATTATTCTCTACTTTTTCAACTCCCTTTATCTGCTCAATAGTCTCAGGTTTTTCCTTCTTAGGTTCAGGCTTCTTTCCAACAGGCTTCTCTTCTTTAGCGTCAGCATCAGGCAAGTCTTCACCCGCATATATGTAATGACCTAAACCCCACATACCTAAACACTTAGTAAGACACCTCATCTTAGAAGTGTTTACTTGAAATGAATTAGGATTGATTACAGGTTGGTTCTTGTGGTTCATTATTGGTAGCCACATTTCCCTAACAAGATCACCTATGGAAACTCTACACCTAACTTCGCACGTTCCGTCAGGCAAAGTAACAAAAGGAACATGGTTATCATCCTCATAGAAACTATACTTAGCTTCAGGATAATGCTCCATTAATACACCCCATGCCCATGCCCAAGAAAGATAAGTTAAGTTCATCTTCTTCTCTGTATGTTCAGATACATCTACCTTAGATAGAGTATCCCATACATCCTTATACGTTAAATCAGCCATACGACACCTCCTTATTTTTAGTTAGTCGTTTATATTTATTTTGAAACTCGGTCATCATGTCAGATTCAGGCAAGTGCTTACTCATTATGATTGCATCTGTCATAGATAATCTTTTCATTGTCTGTACTCTATGAAGTTCAAGATATGATTCACCCCAATAAGCATTTTGTTCTTCATCATAATCAACGAGATTAGATGTACAGGCATATTCAAGAATAGTTTGCTCCTCTAAGTCCATGCCCTCATTGTCAAACTTAATCTTAGAAAAGTATGTTTCCAAGTCAGGACAGATAATAAGAAATCTATCTATGTATTCTTTATCACCACTTCTTGTCCAAGTCTCAATATAGTAATTGCATCTAGGTACTAAATGATCTTTCATCCACTCTCTATCCTTCATGCGATTTTCATATCGTTTGAGCATAGCTTTATTTCGTCTTTCTCTTACTTTATTATTCACAAGCAATCCTCTCTCTTGTTCTGCCTGAATCCTTTCTAGCCACCAATTCATCAGGAGTTAAGTCTTTATAGAAATCAAAGATAGCATCAACAAACTTATTAACATCTATATCTTCTTTGAAAGTGTTCATCATAATATCCCTCTTGATACTGCCTTCGTATAAACCCCAAGAATCCCATTTAATTGTAGGTTTTGATTTACCTGTTATTTCATAAGGTGCTCTTACTCCTGTAGAATAATGCCAATTTAATTTAAGTTTTTTGTTGCAATTTTGTGCATCATTCCATAAATCAAATTTTGACCTTTCTTTTTTTAGCTTTTCTATCTTGTCGTTTATTCTGCCTAACTCTCTAATTCTCTTTTGAAAGTCTTTAAAAGGTTTTGTTTGTTTTAAGCACTCTAATTTTTTAGAGTTATGTTTATCAATCATAGACTTTACATCTTTCAATATAAAATCTCTTTCCTCTGCATTTAGTCTCATAATTCACCCACCTCGCTAGGGTCATAGTTTTTAGTTAGTTTCCAATATGTCAATAAAGCATTGAACATATCCCTGTGTCTCGGATGTGTCACTTCATCCCATACATGACAAGCAATTAAGCTTGTGTCTTCTCTATCAATAAAGATAGAAATACGTTCCGCAGTCTCAAACCCACATCCTTGAACGTAGGCTGATAACTGCATACCATGTTCGTCATATACCAATCTATGAGGGTCTTTGCCCCTCAAGTCATCTTTGGTTTTAAAATCTATAAATATCCCTGTCTCAGAATACAAGTCTATCTTCCCTCCATAGCCTTCTTTAGCACAAAAGGAATCCTCTGCTATCCATGTTTCTAAGGGGTAATGTTCATCTAGCCAATCTTTTACTGCTAGATATGGTTCTGATTCTTTGCCTGATATAAATCCTTCTTCTATTTCGTAGTGTATCTCGCTTCCTCTTTCTGCTGATTTTTGTCCTACTAATTTAGAATGTTCTCTAGTTCTTCTAATGTATTCATCTATGGTTTCATTCGGCTCTATATCCAAAACCATAGTAGACTTGATTGCTTCTTTTATCATCCATTCTGTAAGTGCGGGTTTTGAAGAGACACCAAGAATGCCTGTAACTGAAGGAACAAGTCCTAG